TGCTTTACTCTTTGCAACTATTGTGGCGTAAAGCTTGGTTCCCTTTGCCTTTTCAATCTTGTTTACTGCTCTGTAGCTCCGATATCCGCCCTGAAGCGTATATCTGTCTTTGGCTTTTGATGCCATCTGTCTTTCAACTACTTTTGCCGTATTGTTTATGGCAGCTCTCAGGATGTATCCTGTCTTGTCTCTCGACAAGCCTAAGTCCATTTCCAGCTCTGCCAGTCCTTCGATTGAAACCTTATAACCTATCATATCTCGCCCTCCTTTAAGTCTCGTTAGAGCCTAAAGAAATGGAGTATATCCCGTATTCATCCTGTGCATCAGAAACAAGATACTTTCGTCCGTCCAGTATCAGTGTCCTTCCGACTGCCGGTAGAGAGTTGAAATGCTTGTTGAACTCGTCTGCAAGAACATATATCATAACTTCCTTCAGGTATATTCCGTCTCCGTGCAGTGAACGGTTGTACTGATATCTCTTTTCACGGGATATCTGTTCGTAATCATCCACCTGACATTTCAACGTCTGGCCATTGATTATATGTTCGTCGCTAAATTCCTCAATGTTCAGGAACACATCCGAACAGTCGTTATGAATTATATCCTTGAATGCTGACATATCCGTTCTCCTTATTTCTTTCTCTGAGCAGTCTTAGGTACTTTGCCTACAAGATCATTACCGTCTATGTCCTTCTCTCCGTTGGATACTTTTCCGAAAAGTCCCGGCTCCGCCGTGGCCATAGCCGCCTTCGGTGCCTTGCTTTCTTCCTTCGGTACCCATGCAGCACTTTTATAGTACAGCCAAGCCGCTACCATTTCAGAATCATCTGCCGGTAACGTCTCGCCTTCGTGGTACTGCCTTGACCTGTAGAGTATGAGTCTCTTTGCCACAAGCTTCTCATTGTCGTGCTCGCCTTCGGGGGCTGTATTTTCAACAGCCCCTTCCTGCTCGCTCGTTGATGAAGTTTCTTCAAAGCTCGTCTCTATAGGCTCTACGGATTTAGTTACGGTTTTCTTTTTGGTAGTAGCCATAAGCCGCCTCCTTTAACCGATCTTTATAAGGATCACTGTATCAGATGCAGCTGCTGCCGCTGCCGCAAAACCTGCCTTGGGATAGTAAACGGGTGTTCCGCCGCCGTCGTTTGAAGCCTCGGTGATGCCGGTGCCGTCAAAATAAACGTCAGTGCCTAAAGCGATAGCATTCGTGCTTGTCTTAGCCACTTCGAATACACCGGTAACATGAACGCTTCCAACATCGCCATCAGGAATATCATTACCGATTACGCCGATTCTTCCTGTTGCGCCACTGCCAAGAGTAACAACAGTGCCGGCAGTAATCTTTGAACCGCTTCCATTAGGGTAATCAAGGCTTTCGCCTCTCTGCCAGTATTTAGCTGTAGCCATGTCTTTTTTTACCTCCTTATCATGATAACGGATTAGCAACCGTTGTGCCGGGGTTCTTAACTGCTCCACGGAAGTCCATAACGTTAACGCCCCAATCAAGGTAAATATCCCAAACGAAGCCGAGCTGTCCGGCAACTTCCATTCTGCGAATGGTAGGAATTTCCTGACCGTTGAGATAATCAACTTCCATGAATGCGGTATCCTCTTTTGCTCCAACGAGGAACCAGGGCATAGTGTTACCAAAGCCGCCGCAAAGTACATTGATTGTAGGATCTTCTACAACCTCAATGCTGTTAGCGTAGCGATACAGAGGGTTAACTGCCTGAGTATTGCCGCTTGTGTTGATTGTTGCACTGTGAAGTACTGTGTAAACCTCAAATGCCAAACCAACGGGAACAACAAGTACAGCAGGACGAACAATAATAGGCTGTCCGAACTGGTCTGTCTGTGTCTGAAGAGCCATAATCATCTTCTGAAGTGCGGCCTGGGTGATGCCGATACCGGTAGCAAGAAGGTTCTTGTGGCCTGATGTGAACAGTGCTGTTCCGTCATAGATTGTAGCATTGTTTACTATAATCTCGTAAACCTGCTTGTTGATGGTCTTTCTTGCTGATGCTGCATATCTTGCAGGAAGAGAAGTTACAAGCTCGATATCATCATTGATGAATGCCTGACGTGTCAGGGTGAACTGACGGCCATAGGTCTTTAACTGTCTTGTAGGAAGCTTCTCGTCTGAGGGCTTGTCATGCTTAAGCTCTCCGCCTTCAGGTACAAGTAAGAACTCGCCTGTAGGTCCAGCCAGATAATTGTTGTCGTTTACCTTGAAGTCCTTTAAGGTGCCTTTCTTGGTGAAACGGTCAAATGTTACCTGTGCTTTCTTGTGTCCCTCAACGTATGCCTTGTTAATAGCATTGTCAAGGATTGAAGGAAAAGCAGCTGTAGGGTTAAAGAACTGTCTGTTTGCCATTGTGAAAAGCTCGTCGCTTGACTTACGGTTAAGCCCGGCCTCGCCTGCTGTCTCAATGAACATATCACGGAGTGACATAGACATAAGCTCTCTTGCGCCTTCTGCCGGATTCTCAACCTCGATACCTGATCTCATAACAAGAGCGTCACCGGCTGCTCTACGGAACTTGTCCTCTTCTGATGCGGTAACTGTTACATCAGCTGTTCCTCTTGCTGAAATGGGTGCACCGTTCTCCATAAGTTTTGAAAGAACTGCCTGGCGTACGCCTTCAACACTCATTCCGCTGTTAACGTAGGATGCACTCTCGATACCGAAATGGCCGCAGATGTTCTCAATCTCACGGATACGGTTTCTTTCAGCTGTTCTAACTGCTTCAAGGTCAGGTGTTGCCTGATTCTGAGCGTTAGCCTGAGCCTCTGCCTGTCTTTCAGCAGCGTCTAACTCGTCAAGCTGTCTCTGAATGTTGTCCCACTCGTTCTGCTCTTCGGCAGTAAGCTCTCGTCCAGCGGCTCTTGCTGTGTCAAGAAGCTCCTGCTGCCTTCTAAGTAATGCTTCTCTCATTTGTTTTTTCTCCTTCCTAAGGATTTGTTATTATTTATTTGGAGCTGCTTTTCCAGATAGTAAAAGCCGCTTGTTCCCGTGCTCTTTGTTTCTGTGTTTTCCGGTTCTGTCTTAGCCTGATGCGATCTTCCGACTCCGACTGTAGGATCTGCCGGAATACTCACTATTGATATCTCGTAGGGAGTCCATCTCGTAGCAATGTCGCAAGGCCCGGTAAATCTTCCGTCGCTTGATTTTTTGTTTGCTGCTACCTCTTCCCAGATTTCAACCATATACCCGACGGATACTCCCTTAAGAGTTCCGGTCTTAACTTTCTGATAAACGATCTCTGACTCTGCATCTTCGTCAAACTCGACTATTGCCTTGCCTCTGAGTTCTTTTATCTCTGCACTTATGATCTTGCCTATAACCTTGTCCCGGTTATGATTGAACAGGAGTACGCCTATGCTGTTCAGTCTGTCAAGATTGACTGCGCCTTCAGCGTGGGATAGTATCTCTGTTCCCCACCATCTGTCGTAAGGTTCCTCTGAAGAGAACGAAAGTTCAAACCTTCGCCCGTTACCTTCGCCTTCAACAGCTCTGATAGAGTTGATGTTCAAACACCGCTGGAGCGTTCCGCTCTGCTCTGTACTTTTGTTCTTTACAGGATCTGCCATTCTCTGCCTCCTTTCCACATCTCCCGAAACTGTGGAAATGTAAGTTTTATATCAAGCCGTACCGTTTTACAGTATCAGCTTATTTGTCGGTATCACTGTCAGGCATACTAAGAGATGTAATTTGTCCGGCATTGCCAAACAGGATACTGTTAAGATCAATACCGAGTCCGGCAGCATAATTGATAACCTCTGCCATATCATTAAGCTGTACTCTCCAGTCCTTGCCATTCTCTGAGCAAACCTGCTTAAAGGTTTTCTGCCCGGTCTCCAGTGCTGTACGGTCTGCCGTGGATTCCTTGACGGGATCAATCCAGGGCTTAGGTGCCTTAATCCATTCGTGGCTTAAGTATCTTTCTTTCTCGTTCTCGTCCCAGAATTTAGGGATATTGAGCTTGCCGCAAAGAACAGCTGATATTATGAACGTCTCGTATATCTCATCCATAACCTCGTTGAGCAGTTCCCTTTCAGACTGGCAAGTAAGATCATCCTCGATTATTCCCTGCCTTGCAGAAGAATAATTACTCTCAGACATATCTCTTGACATTGCCTCGTAGCTTATGCCCTGTCCTGCTCCTATGAGTCTCTGCTGAAGCTTCGTAAAGCTGGTGGCATCTGCTGCCTGACCTGCCGGATTGACAACTTGTACTTCGTCTCCGGCGTTCAGTTCTTTAATCATGCCAGGACTAAGCATCTTTCCGTCATAGCTCGTTCTTTCGCTTCCGCCTACTCCTGGCCGTCCTATGCCGGTTGTAGGAATGGATTTTTTGATAAATACAGACAGACAAGCTTCTATTCTCTGCTTAACAGAGGTTGCCATCATAAACTCGTTAACATCTCTTATTCTCGTTATGGTTGGTGCCATATCGGACATTTCACGGATCTGTGAAGGTCTTTTCTTGGTGTAGTAGAATATCACATCATCAGCTTTAACCCATACAGGTTCCCGGATGCTCATACCGTCAAGGTCGTACTGCTTGATAAAATATCCAACAGGCTTATTCCACTGGTTATACTCTATGCCGCCAACTACCTTGTTTCCGCTGTTATGTGGAGTCATGGTATCGCCGTCCAGTTCATCAACTTCCACCATCTGAAGCTTGAAAGGCACGAAACCGTCTGAAGTATATCTTTTAACAAACAGTATGCCGCCGTCTATCTTTTTTCTCTCTACCGCCATCCTGAGCATCTGGTTAAGGCTCTGTGTTCCGGTAACATCACAGTTACGCTTCTTGCACCACTTCTTCCATGCCTTTTCTATTATCTTGTCGAGTTCAGGATCTTCCGTCTGAGCCTGAAGTGTATAGCCGCCGCCTATTATGTTTCTTTCAAATGCTCCGATAACAGAGTTCATAATATCGGAATTGCGTTCAAGGTCTCTTGCCCTTGCCAACACTTCCATGCGGCTATAGCGGTCTGTAAGCTCTGCTGACTGTATGCCTGCTCTCCAGTTCTGATTAGGTCTGTCATAATTCCCGGCATCATAATTTCTTAACCAGTCATAAGCTCTTCTGTATGCTTCTCGCTCATAGGCTGCTTTTGGGCTAAACCTTGCCACTATTGAATCTATAAAACCCATAAAAGCCTCCTTTAGCGTCTATCGAAAATTGCTACATAACAGTCGTCAAACAACCCTGTGTTGTTCTCTGCCTGCTCCTGTGCCATAAGATCATTTTTAATCTTGTAAAGTTCCTTAAGGTCTGCCCTTTTAAGATATCGGGATCCTATTTTGTACTCCTGGCCAGCTACGGCAATTTTGTATATAGCATTATTAACTTCTTTCAGAAGCTCGGATGTAGTCATTATGGGCTGAGTCTCAACCGTGACTTCCTGAGTTCTCCCTATTGCCATGTATCTCACCTTCCTTTGCCGTTATCCTAACCAATTCTTCTGCTCTGATAGCCATTCATTTTGATTGTATTTTTCTTCCGGTGCCGCTTCTTCCTGTGTCTGTTCCCTGCCTAAGCTCTCCTGTTCTTTAAGGTGCAAGCTTCGCACTCCGAGGATATCGGCAGCGGCCATATTATAGACTTCAGTATCTAAGAAATGGTTGTCTGCGTGGCTGTGCTTTGGCTGCCATACCTGTTTAATTCCGCCGCCCGATACCTTGACATTGACTTTCTCTTCTGCCGTAACCTGATTGCAATATTCATCATCAATGCCATTGAATACCATCCAGCTTCCCTTGCCGTTAGGCTTCTGCATCCTGCCGGCTATCATATCCTTGTACTTGCCGCCATCCACAAGTACTAAGGTCATACCATAAGCACTACTTCCCTCTTTGTTGATCTTGCTCAACTTGTAGTGTGAAAGCTGTGCGTGAGATGAACCTTTGACCGGTAAAGACCAGTCGCTGTGTGACATACAGAAGTCATAAACATCATCAGTCTGATCGCCGGAGTCCACAAGGCATAACTGAACAACCATTGCGGTACCGTCCTCTTTTCTGTATTCCAGGTTCATTACTCTGTCTATCTCTTCAAAGGACAATGCCTGTCCTCTTGTAATCAGCTGACTTGTGAGGAAATCTCCCCACGCCCTTATGCTGTAATACAGTGATGTTTCCTGTACGTCTACTCCGGCAGTTATCATCTTCGCCCATGCTGGAACAATAAACTCGTCAACTTCGGTCTGTCGCTCCCGTACAAGGTCTGCATCCGTCTTAAGCTTCGTCTCTTCCCACGCTTCGGCAAGCCAGCTGTTCGTAAAGTTCTGCAGCTCTTCAGGATCATCCTTAGACTTTAGAAACTCTCTTGCTACATCTGCAAACCTGACGAACGGGCTGTACAAGGTATTTATCCAGAATGCCACGGATTGTGGAGTTTCTGCCTTCTGTCTGACTGTACGCCACTCACCCTTTTTGAGCATTGTGCCTTTGTCGGCATCCGTTATGATGCAGCCGCACTCCTGGCAAACATAATTCGCCAGCTCTGCCCTGTCCTCATAGGTCATGCCCTCGCCCTTCGGGAATCGGACATTTGAAAACTTAAGCTCTATATATTCTCCGCAATGCGGACACGGTACAAAGAAATGTTTTTCACAATCTGCACCCTCTTTGGCTTCCCAGATATGCCCCGTCTTTACAGTCGGCGTGGAAGTCATATATATTTTCTTGTTGTGGAAGGTCTTAGTTCTTTCCTTTGCCAGCTTTATAGGATCAGCTTCCTTTTTGCTGGCTCCGGGATACTTGTCAACCTCGTCAAGAAATAGAAATCGAATTGGCTTTGTCGCAAGTCCTGCCGGTGAATTACTGCCGACAAGGGATACAAACATGCCGTCTAATTGCAATTCCAGCAGTTCGGATTTATCATCATATCTCTTAGCAAGATCAGGTGACAGCCTTATCATTGGCTGTATCCTGTTTCTGGAAGTCCACTGTGCTATCTTGTCTGTAGGGTAAACAACCATAGTAGGTGACGGATCCTGACTGATGATGTAACCTATCATGTTCATCATAGCTTCGGTACCGCCTACCTGTGTCGGCTTGCAGAATATGATCTCATCCGTAGTATAGTTGTTAAACTCATCCATTATCCCGACAAGATACGGTGTTGTGGTGTTATTCCACGGACCGGGAATAGCTGACGTAGCAGAATCGAGCTGCCTGTATCGCTTCGCCCATTCGGATACCGGAATATCTTCAGGTGGTAAAAGCAGCTGTAAAGCTTCGTAAAAGTACTTTTTGACCGGGAATTTCTCAAATTCGAATTTATTTTTTCTTCTCATTGAGGCTCCTTCCCACCGGCTTCGGGACTTCTTCCTCTGTCTCTTCCAAATATGCACTTACTACGAAACTTCTAAGCATTGTCTTGATATCTTCCTGTAATGCTTTTTCAAGTTCGCTTACCTCTACTGGCTTTAATCGTCCGCCCAGCTGTCCGGCTATTCTGTCGGGAATACTGAGAACAAAGTTTCTGACTACTAATATCTGCCGGCTGAAGTCTATCTTTGCATCCTCGTAAGGAATGTACTTGCCGGCCTGTATGTCTGTTCTCAGCCTGTGTAGCTCGCCCTGTGACTCTTTCAGTGCTACTTCTGCCTTAAGCTTCTGTACTTCAAGCTCTGCCCTGGCTTCGCTCTTTCTTCCGTTCGCCCTGTCCGTCAGAAACTTAATGTATCTTTGTAAGGTCGAAACAGTCTCAAATTTAACGCCTTTTTCCTTGTCCGATTTCTCAATCGTCTTGTCAAACATCAGCTGCTCTACCCTTCGGGAGGACAAGCCTATCAGTTGACAAAGCTCGTCCTTCGTGAGAAACGGTCCCAGAGTCGGTATCTCTTCCGCAGGTTGCACCGGTGCAACTTCTGCCTTGACAGAAGTTCTTTTCTTCGGTGCCTTTTTGGTGGTCTTGCGTTTCTTTTTCCGGGTAGATGCTTTTGTGGTAGCAACTGGAACATTTTTATCATCAGAGGTTTGCTCTGTTGAGTTTGTTTTAGGAGCATCCTTTTCAGGAGTCGCCTTAGTTGTGGTATTCCTGGCAGTAGTTTTCTTCTTCTCTGCCACGGCAGGGGCTTTAGTAGTCGCCTTTTTTTCAGGTGCTGTCCGTTTTGTTTTGCTGGCAGTCTTTTTAGTGGCCGGCTTCTTCGCCTTTTTCTCCGACTCAGGATCTTCCGTCAGAGTCTCTTCAGGTGTTGCCTTAGCTTTCGGCTTAGTTGTCGCCTTCTTGACAGGCTTTTTGATACTTGCCTTTGTCTCAGTCTTTGTAACTTTCTTTGCTGCCATGCTTCCTTTCTCCCCATAAACAAAAAAG